CTGTTGAAGATATCAGAAAAAAATTAGATGAATGGAATGATACTTTCTTTATGGCAAATGAAGTCTTCCCAATGAATAAAGCAGTAACAATGCCATACCACAACATGAATGCAACAACAGAATTTGCCTTTGACGATAACTCAACCCCGTTGATGATAGGATCATTTCTAACGTTAGCTGAATCGAAACGACTATCAGTAAAAGAATTATATAACCTGAAAACGAATTCGTATGAACCTGAAGCAGACTGGCAGCACTATCCTCCATGTGTGCAAAAACTTATAACAGACCCGTGGCCCGGAAACAATCGCAATAACTTTTTATTCAATATCTTAGTTTTAGAAAATAAAAAAACCGACGGCAATCTAGATATCAAGGCACTTCAAGAAATTGCTCTTGAACGTAATAAGCAATGCTTTAGTAAACCTATGAAAAGTAGTGAAGCTAAAGCTATAGCTAAATCAGTTAAAATGCATGGCTATCATTTTAAATGCCCTCCTAAGCATAATGAATTAGTTCCTATTTGTAATAAAGAATTATGTAAGACACGAAAATTAGGGATTGGGCCACAAGTACCAGAAATGATAGATCAATTTAAAGAAATTTCTTATACCCGAGATACTAAAACTATTTATTTCAGTTTCAATTATCACGACCAACGAATCACGGTTCAACCCGAAGATATGAAAGATGAAAAATCTTGGCGCACTAAATTATTAAAATATGGAATTTTTTGGTTATCTTTACCTAAAACAAGAGCAGGCCCAGCTCCTTTTGAATTACTACTTAAAGAACTTACAGCACGAGCCATTGAAAATGAAAAAATGAAATTTACTGATACTATTGATGAAGAAAAATATAATACTCTTAAATCCTTTTTTGAAAAAACAATCGAAGAAGATGATTTTTCTAAATTAAAAGATGGTTATGTAGTGTTAGATTCTAAAACTAGAATGTGTTATTTCAAACGTTCTACTTTAGAATATTATATCAAAGCTCATGCTACTAAAATTTTTAGCAGTACGATGGAAGCTTTACATTATTTAGGTTGTGAACGACATGAATACTATGAAGGACAAAAAAATATTTGGTATGTTCAACTGCCAGAATTTACTAGTCATGTAAAAGTTACAACTACCAAAAATACTAAAAAAGAACCAACTGAGCTAGATGATGAATACCACACAGGAACAGGAAAATTTAGAACAAAAAAATCTAAAGAACCTTTACCACAAGACAATTAAAATCTTCGGTCCACCTGGTACAGGAAAAACTGAAACTTTAATTGCTCGAGTGTTAACCAAAGCTTTGCAACATAATATTTCCCCACAAGATATTGCATTTATTTCTTTTACCAATAAAGCTGTTGATACTGCAGCCATGCGTGCTTTAAAAGCTTTTCCTCAATATACCTCGGAAGATTTTTACCGGTTTAAAACTTTACATAAATATTGCCGAAGATATTTTGATGAAGATATTTTTGATCCTAAAGATTGTATGATAGATTTTGCTTTACAGACAAAAATTATTAAACAAAGTGATAAACGACTAGCTGATGATAATTTTACTTATCAAGACTGGTCTTTAGGAATTTATAGTAAATCAAGAAATATGTTAAACACACCTCAAGCAATTTATAAAAAAGAATCTTATCAAAAGGATTCTTTGGATGTCTTGTTAAAAAAAATTAGAGTATACGAAGATTATAAAAAATCAGGAGGGGAGAAAGCTTTAATAGACTTTGATGACATGATTGAAAGAACAATTGAAGAAGTTAACTTTCCTCCTCTTAAGATTTTAATTATTGATGAAGCACAAGATTGTACTCCTCTTCAATGGTCAGTTATTTATAAAATAGCTAATAATGCCGAAAGGATTTATTTAGCTGGAGATGACGATCAAGCTATTTATGAATGGAATGGGGCTGATCCTAAATATTTTACTCACTATTTTCCAGGACGTAAAGTAAGATTAAGAACCACGAGAAGGTTTGGACATGCTATCCATCATTTTTCTCAAATTATCAGACGAGGCATTTTGAATAGCGCAGAAAAAGATTACACTTATTTAAAAAAAGCTGGGTATGTTAAACATTATTTAAACTTCAGAGAAATTCCTTTTAATAATTTAGAAGACACTTGGTACATTCTTGGGAGAATTAATAGAACAGTTAATGAACTACGAATGCTCGCTAAAGATTCGGGGTTGTATTTTTCAGATAACGAAGATATAAAATGTTTTGACCAAAATCAATGGGAAGCAATTAAATGTTGGACACGTCTTTCAAATGGAAAACAAATAAACAAAAAACAGGCAGAAAAAATGTATAAGTATATCCGGGAACTAAAAGATTCCAAATTCAGGACTTCAAAATTCTGGCATAGCGAATCTGATCTCAATACTTATGATTTTAAAAAACTTACTCAATCGTGTGGACTAGATCTCCCTCCATCAGCACAAAAGAAATCGTGGTGGCATATATTAAAAAGAAATTTTACTTCTCAACAAATTTTTTATTTTATAAGATTACTAAAACGATATGGACAAAATGAATTAGACGAAAAACCTAAGATCATTATCGACACTATTCATTCAGTCAAAGGAGGCGAAGCCGAACACGTTGTGCTATACTCTAAAGCTAATTATCCTTCTCACTTTAAAAGTAAATCAAGAGAGGAAAAAACGAACGAGAAAAAAGTATGGTACACAGGTGCAACTCGTGCTAGAAAGACGATTCATTTATTGAATACAGATTATAAATATAACTATCCAATAGGAGGCGACTACTTAACCTATGTTCAAGAAAAATAAGATGAGTTACCAACAAAGATTCGCACGCATGATTAAAAAAGTAAAAAAAGAAACTCGCTGGCGTGACATCTTTAAAATAGTTAAGGAAGTACAGAAAAGAATCAGATGAAAAATTTTAGATACGATAACCCACTTATTATTATACTTATCATTTTTATACATTTCAATATGTATGGATGCAGTAAAAATTCAGGAGGAATAAATTTCAATCCTGTGAGTACTATTGTCCAAGAAATAATCAAATCCGTAAATAAAAATGACTGATAAAGATATGTTTAAAAGTACTACCTATCAAACCCTGCAGGAGCAAGTAGGTGGAAAACATTATAAAGGAATGAAGATTCAGCCTGCAGAGTTTATTAATGAAAATCATCTAGAATTTGCCGAAGGCTGTGTCATTAAATATGTTTGTAGACATAAGAAAAAAGATGGAGAACAAGATATTGATAAAGCTATTGATTATCTCAAAATGATTAAAGAGAGAGATTATTCATGAATATACGAAAAGATGATTATGAAAAAACTGCCCAAGCCATCAAAAATAATCAATTCGCAGCACCAGAAGTCGTGGAATTATTTGAAGACGATGAAGAGTTTAAAAAATGGTACCACAAAAAATATAATATCAAAGATTATTACGAATTAAATTATGACTCGAAGGGAAGATTAAGAAAAGAATTTTTTTATGAGGGTAATAAATGGAAAGAGGAAGTAATAGTTAAAAAGAAAAAGAAGAAAGAAGTTTTATGAGTCTACAACTATCAATGAATTTTAAAAAACATATCTGGTCGTGTCCGGCTGAATACAAAGATCTGTCTCAGGCCAAAGAAATTGCAATTGATTTAGAGACGAGAGATGAAGGAATTAATTCTGGCCAGGGAGCAGGATGGGCTACTGGCAATGGAAATATTATTGGTTTTGCTGTCGCTATAGAAGGATGGCAGGGCTACTATCCTTTTGCACATTACGGAGGAGGTAATATGATTCCTGAGCAGGTAAAAAAATACATGAAAGATGTCTGCTCTCTGCCTTGCATAAAAATATTTCATAATGCTCAATACGATGTTGGCTGGCTCGAACAAGAAGGAATTAAAGTTAAAGGCCAAATTGTAGATACAATGGTGGCGGCTGCTATTGTAAATGAGAATCGATGGTCCTATTCTTTGAATGCCTTATCCAAAGATTATTTAGGAGAGATTAAAGCTGAAACAGATTTGATCAATGCAGCTAAAGAACACGGCGTTGATCCTAAAGGAGAAATGTGGAAGCTCCCTGCTGAATACGTTGGCTTTTATGCCGAACAAGATGCACGACTCACGTACCTTCTATGGCAACAGCTTAAAAAAGAAATTTTACAACAGAGTCTGGAAACTGTATGGGACTTAGAATCTAACCTACTCCCAGTATTGATCGCAATGCGTCAACGAGGGGTAAGAGTACAAGTGGAATTAGCTGAAAAATTACGAACAAAAATGCGGCTCCAAGAAAAAGAAATACTACTGGCCATAAAAAAAGAATCAGGACTAGACACAGATATCTGGGCAGCACGCCAAATCGCAACAGCTTTTGATAAGCTGAAGATAGACTACCCACGGACTGCCAAAACACATGAGCCATCATTTACTCAAAACTGGCTGATTAACTGTAAACATAAAATTGCTAAATTGATCGTAAGAGCAAGAGAAATAAATAAATTTCACAATACCTTCTTATCTTCTATCATGAAATACCATGTAAAGGGAAGGATACATGGTGAAATAAATCAACTTAGATCAGATAATGGCGGAACTGTGTCGGGACGCTTGAGTATGTCCAACCCAAATCTTCAGCAGGTGCCCGCTCGCAACAAAGAGTTTGGTCCTTTGATCCGATCTTTATTTATTCCTGAAGAGGGACAGCTGTGGGGCTCTTTTGATTACTCGCAGCAAGAACCACGAATGACGGTTCACTATGCAGCTTCTATTGGTAAT